CAAACAGCTAACTGCACAAGCGCTGGTACATTTAACTTAGTGACTGATGCTGATGGTCGTTGGTCAGTTGAAAAATTCAAAGGTCTTTTAGTTCAGATCGACCGCGAAGCTAACAAGATTGCCAAAGATACTCGTAGAGGTAAAGGCAACTTCATCGTTTGTTCATCAGACGTTGCAACAGCTTTAGCTGCTTCTGGCATGTTGGTATACAATCCAGCTATGTCAGTTGATTTAGCAGTTGACGACACTGGCAATACATTTGCTGGTGTATTAAACGGCAAGATCAAAGTGTACATCGATCCATATGCTACACAAGACTACGTAACTGTTGGTTACCGTGGTACAAACCCATATGACGCTGGTTTATTCTACGCTCCATATGTACCACTCACAATGGTTCGTGCTGTTGATCAAGGTTCTTTCCAACCTAAGATCGGTTTCAAAACACGTTATGGCATGATTGCAAACCCATTCTCAAATCCAGGTACAGCACCTGTAAATGATACTGGTTTAAATCGTACTAACGTTTACTTCCGTATCTTCAAGGTAACAGGCCTTTTAGACAACGCTTAATCTATACAAGCTTAAGAATTACAATAAGTATAGAACTCTAAGAGGGAACTTCGGTTCCCTCTTTTTTTATCTGGTGCCGATATAAATAGATAATATTGCGGAGATATATTAAAAATGGCAAACAAAAATTACGATATAGGTCTTGAACCAGGATCGGTAACAGCAAATAAAAATCCACTTGTCACAGCAGATGGGTTTAGGTTTATATTTGCTCGAGCACCTAACGTTCAATACTTTGCACAAAGCATCAGTATTCCATCAGTCACTGTACCAGAGGTTGCAATCCCTCGTGGTAAACAAACCGCGTTTGTACCAGGTGATCATATTCAATATGATCCTTTAACCATTACTATGTTAGTTTCTGAAGACATGAATAACTTCAAAGAAATCTATGATTGGTTAAATCGCAGTATCAATATGGCGAAATATGAAGATAAGTTTGATGACTTAACGATCTATGTTTTAACGAGCAAAAATAATCCTAACAAGAAAATATTTTTCCGCAACGTATTCCCTACCAGCATAGGAAACGTTTCATTTTCAGTACAAGAAGCAGACGTTGTTTATGGTACTGTCGATGTAACTTTCCGCTACGACTATTTCACGTTCGAAAATTAACTGTTTACTTTCCCTTAAAAATGTGGTATAATGGGGTATAAAATAACCCTAAGGTTTTAACATGCTAACACTTGAACAAATACTAGATAATTGGAAAGTCGATTGCCAGATCGACGACGTTGAATTGGATAAATCCTCCAAAGATACACCTAAACTACATGCTAAATATGTAGAGCTTCTTTCATTGGCTAAACTTCAAAAACATCGTAAAGAGATGGAGTTTAAAAAATTATTGAAAGATAAATTCATGTGGTACAACGGTAAGATGGATAAAACCACTATAGATGAAAAGGGTTGGGACTACGATCCATTCGATGGGTTAAGTAAACCTATGAAAAGCGATATGGATTACTTTTATGAAAGCGATGACCAAATTCAAACACTTCAATCACAAATTGAATATTGGAAAACTGTAGTAGATACGCTATCTGATATAGTTTCTAATATTACTTGGCGTCATCAGACGATCGGTAATATGATTAAGTGGAGACAGTTTACATCCGGTGTATAATGGACAAGATAGTAGTCAGCAAAATTAATGATGTGCACCTAAGAGTAGAGTGCGACGGTGGTGTTAAACAAGAATTAGCAGACTACTTTACATTCTATGTTCCTGGCTATAAATTCATGCCAGCGTTTAAGAATAAAATGTGGGATGGAAAGATTAGACTATATGATCTAAGGTCAAAAACATTATACGTAGGTCTATTAAATTATATCATTAAGTTTGCAGAAGAACGTGGATACGAAGTTGAAGTTAACGTTCCAAACCAAATAACAAAAGTCAACGAAGAAGACTTACAAACCTTCGTCAATAAATTTCTAAAGCTTCCATTCGAACCTCGTGGCTATCAATATCAAGCTGCTGTATATGGTTTGAGGAATAAGCGAGCATTACTCGTATCGCCTACCGCATCTGGTAAATCCCTCATAATCTATATCATCATACGCTTTTATTTAAATGTATTAAAGCAACAAAGATTATTATTAATCGTTCCAACTACTAGCTTAGTTGAACAGATGAGATCTGACTTTTTAACATATGCACAAAATGATGATTCGTTTGATGAGTCAATGATGCATATAATCTACAGCGGAAAAGAAAAAGATACATCAGCACCAATCGTTATTACTACATGGCAATCTGTTTATAAGTTGCCGAAAGATTGGTTCGCACCGTTTAGAATGGTTATTGGTGACGAAGCACATACATTCCAAGCAAAATCATTATCATCTATCATGGAAAAGTTGATAGATTGTCCGTATCGTTTTGGTCTAACTGGAACTTTAGATGGTACACTGACACATAAGTTAGTATTAGAAGGTTTATTTGGACAAGTTTATCAAGTCACTACTACTAAAGCTCTGATGGATGCAGATCAACTTGCTAAACTAGATATTAAATGTTTAGTGATGAAATATTCTGATGAAGAGTGCAAGATAGTTAAAGATAAAACTTATGCAGAGGAAATCGACTTTATCATCGCACATCAGAAGCGTAATAATTTTATTAAGAACCTAACGTTAGATCAACAGGGTAATACGCTTGTATTGTTTAATCGTGTTGATAAGCATGGTAAACCGTTGTTTAAGTTAATCAGAGATAATGCTTCTGAAGATAGAAAAGTATTTTATGTGTCTGGCGAAACAGATGTTGCAGATAGAGAAACAGTTCGCGCTATAACAGAGAAAGAGAAGAATGCCGTTATCGTAGCATCATTGGGTACATTCTCAACAGGTATTAATATTAAGAATTTGCACAATATCATATTCGCATCTCCTTCTAAATCACAAATTAAAGTATTACAATCTATTGGCCGTGGTCTAAGAAAGGCTGATGACGGCAGAGATACAACATTATATGATATATCAGATGACTTGCATTGGAAGACAAAGAAGAACTTTACGCTCATCCATGCTGGAATTCGGATTCAAATATATAGTAAAGAGCAATTCAATTATAAGATCCACGAGGTCAAGCTAACATGATTAGTAGAGATATAAGACAACTAAAACTTACTAATGGTGATGAGATCCTAACAGAAGTGGTTGGAGAGGATCGCGAAGAAGTATTGATTAGAGGTCCATTGAAGGTATACAGAGAACGAATTGAATTAGGTACCATCGCCAGAGAAGCTAACATGTTTACTCGTTGGATGGGATTCTGTGATGAAGATGAACATATCATCGCTAAGTCTAACATACTTGCTATGGCTCTCGTTAACGATGCCGTTGCAATGTATTATGTTAAGATGATGGTCAATGTAGAACAAGATGCTGTCACACCTATAACAGATGCGTCTCAAGCTCGTGTTCCTGAAGTAGCACAGCATCAAGCTTCTTTCCAGATCTTAGAAGAAGATGACGGTATACCGCCAACTTATCACTAATCCTTATACTGCTGGCCCCTGGGGGTAGATCTATTATATACTGTAAATATCCTGTTGTACATAGGCCCCCCGAAAATAAATTTTAAATAGTTGTACATTTTGTTATTTTTATGGTATAATACCGATATGTGTCCCATTAATTGGAGTGAATGAAACATGTCTGAAGTAAAGGCTCGTCCGCATTATGTGGACAACAAAAAATTCGGCAAAGCGTTAGTTGATTATGCAGCAGCAGTCAACCAAGCAAAGACCGATGGAACAACAATCCCGATAGTACCTAACTATATAGCTGAATGCTTTCTTAAGATCGCAGAAGGTTTATCGCATAAAGTAAATTTTATTCGATACACTTATCGAGAAGAGATGGTCATGGACGCAGTAGAGAATTGCTTACGCGCAATAACTAACTATAATCCTAATGCTGAGACAAGAACTGGTACACAAAACGCATTCTCATACTTTACTCAAATTTGCTTTTTTGCATTCTTAAGACGCATTGAAAAAGAGAAGAAACAGCAAGACATCAAATTTAAGTTTATAGAGCAATCAGGTATAGAAGAGTTTATTGCTAGTGTTGAAGGTGATGACACACATGGTGAACAAGCATTCATCGACTCTTTAAGAGAACGCATTGGTCGAATCAAAGAAAAAGACTCACAGATCAAAGAGTTTGCAAAGAAAGAAAAGAAAAACAAATCTTTAGAACTATTCATGACCGACTCAATGGTTGATGAATTAGAATCTTTTATTGCTGAAAACACTGAGGCTGCTTAATTGAAGATCGCTATATTAAACGACACCCACTGTGGTGCACGTAACTCATCTGATATTTTCATGGACTACCAAGAAAAATTCTACACAGATGTGTTTTTCCCATACTTACTAGAAAATAAGATCGACAAGATCATACATCTTGGAGATTACTACGAGCACCGAAAATACGTTAACTTTAAAGCGCTCGAACACAATCGTCGTATCTTCTTAGATAAGTTACGAGAATATAATATTACTATGGATATTATTCCAGGTAATCATGATGTGTTTTATAAAAATACCAATGAACTGTGTTCTCTTAAAGAACTCATGGGCCATTACATGGACTGTGTTAAGATCTATATGGATAATGTGGTGGTTGAGTATGATGGTTTGAAAATAGCATTGGTCCCTTGGATCAACGTAGAAAATTATGCTGATACTATGGAATTCATCAAGACATGTTCAGCAGATATTGTAGGAGGTCATTTTGAATTCTCTGGTTTTGAAATGTATAAAGGTATTCCAAATCCCCATGGAATGGAAACAAAAGAGTTTA